CACGACGAGCTGGCGATGTCGTAGTGCTGACGCCAATGACAGTCTGCGGTCTTATGCTAGCGTTTCATTGGCGGAAGGCAAACTCATGCAATATATTGACGAGGCTTTGAGGACAGATAAAGCGATTATAAAGTAATGGTTTAGAATTAGAATTAACATTGATTATAACATACAACATAGAGTGTATATTAAAACTAACTACACTACATGTAGTAGTCAACAACATATACTTATTAAAGTCAATGACTTAGATCTACAAGATGATGTGGTCAACAGCATGTTAAGTTAATGCAACAACATTTAACAATCAAGCAACTACACCACTTAATGTTAACAACATTGCTACAACCACTTATTACTTAAGGGGATAGAGGGGGGATCACTCATGCACTTCATATATTGCACTGCAACTTAAAAAAATCTAATAAAAATTACACAATCTCCGTCGATTACCTATTGACTTTTACTTTAAAGTATGATATAATATTCTTATGATGTAAAGCATTTAGCGACAAGAGACATAGATAACACACAAAGTCCCACTAAACTCTAATCTCTTAACATTATATCAAATGTATGATGTATCGACCACAAGTCTATCTTTCCTATTAAAGATATAAATATCCCTCTTTACCTGTAAATATCTCTTGACTTTTCTAATTACTTGTGATATAATACTCTTATATGACAAATAATGTTAAAAAGTACTCTTACAATGAACTAAAAGATGATTTGGGTCGTTATCGTACTCAGAGTCTCTTTTGGGAATTGAGATTTAGAGAAGATGAAGAGAAGTACCCTTGCTTCTTTACTCTTAAAGATTATGACCTTGAGAAGGAGGGTATCTTATATCCTTCTCTTAAGAAAATTTACCTTTCGTATGATCACATACCTGAGTTTGAGTATGAGTTTGCTCTAGATGTGTTTAACTCTTGGGATCATTGGCAACGTCTTGCTAACGACACAGTCCCTATGATCAAGAAAGAAATCAAAGCTTGGAGAGAAGAGTTGGACATTAGGATCAAAGCTAATGCTCTAAAGGCTCTTATTGCTACAGCTAGATTAGATGACTCTAAAGGTTTTAACGCTGCTAAGTATCTTGCTGATAAAGGATACTCTACTCTTACTAAAAGAGGTAGACCTTCTTCTGAGGAAGTAGAAAGAGAGTTAAGAGTTCAAGCAGGTGCTTCTAAAGAACTAGAAGAAGACATGAAGAGACTTGGTTTAAGTGTAGTGAATGGAGGACAGTAGCTATGCCGTTTATGACTAATGGTAAGAGAGATTACAAGAAAGAACTCGCTTGGGAACACAAGAATGCTAATGGTGGTTCTAAAAGAGTAGAAGATAGAGCAAAAAGAAATGCAGCTCGTAAGATAGTAGGACTTAAGGTAGGTGACTCTAGACAAGCAGATCACAAGGTACCTCTTACTTCTGGTGGATCTAATTCTAGATCTAACCTTAGAGTTGTGTCTGCTAAGACTAATCTAACAAAAGAAGCTAATAGAAAAAAGAGAGCTAGCTAAATGGCAAAGATTACCCTACCTACCATAGCATCAGGCTATGCTTCAATAACACAACTCAACTCTGCCTTCGACAGTATAGAGCAAGAGTTTAATAACAAGGTCCTATATCGAGATAACCCAGCTGGTGAAGCTAACCAGATGGAAGTATCTATAGATATGAATAGTAATAGTATTACCAATGTGAATGGTATATCTACTGAAACTATTACTGTTGATGGTATTGACCTGACAGCTCAGATTACAGCCTCTCAAGCTTCTTCTGCTGCTGCCGCTGCTAGTGCTACCGCAGCTGCTAACAGTGCTTCTTCTGCATCAGGTAGTGCATCTACTGCTACTACTGGTGCTTCTACCGCTACTACCCAAGCCTCTAATGCAAGTACCTCAGCTTCAGCTGCTTCTACGTCAGCTACTAGTGCAGCAGCGTCAGCCTCTACTGCTACTACTCAAGCCTCTAATGCAAGTACAAGTGCTACTTCTGCTAGTGGTAGTGCTTCTACAGCATCAACACAAGCTTCTAATGCTAGTACTTCTGCATCAGGGGCTTCAACAAGTGCAACTAACGCTGCATCAAGTGCCTCTTCTGCATCAACTAGTGCAACAACAGCTACAAATAAAGCAAGTGAAGCTGCTACATCAGCCACAAATGCTACTTCTAGTGCCACTTCTGCTTCTACTTCAGCTACAAATGCAGCATCCAGTGCTACTTCAGCAAGTGGTAGTGCTACAACAGCCACTACTCAGGCTACTAATGCATCAAACTCAGCATCTGCTGCCTCAACGAGTGCTACTAATGCCTCTTCTAGTGCATCCAGTGCCTCTACAAGCGCATCTAATGCTTCTACCAGTGCAACTGCAGCTTCATCTGCACAAACAGCTGCAGAATCTGCTCGTGATGCTACGTTAGCAGCTTTTGATTCATTTGATGATAGATACTTGGGGGCTAAAGCGTCTGATCCATCTGTTGACAATGATGGTAATGCTTTATTAGCAGGAGCTTTATATTTTAATTCTTCTAGTAGTGTAATGAAGTTGTACACAGGCTCTGCTTGGGTGGCTGCTTACGTTTCAGGTACGGGTTTTGTAGCACAGACTTCTATTACTGGTTCTGCTGACATTCCTACAGGTACTACAGGTGAACGAGATGGTAGTCCTAGTGCTGGTTACTTTAGGTTCAACTCTGAAGAAGGTGCCTTTGAGGGTTACGATGGCTCTGCTTGGGGTTCTATTGGTGGCGGTGGTGGTGCAACTGGTGCTGGTGGTGATACTGTATTCCAAGAGAATAGCTTGATTGTAACTACTAGCTATACACTTACAACTGGTAAGTCAGCATCATCAGTCGGGCCTATCACTATCAATTCTGGCGCCTCAATTACCATTCCGTCAAACGCTAGATGGGTTGTGCTGTAGTTCTTTAAAGGAAAATATATAATGGCAAGTTCAATAAATGCGAGTACGAGTGCAGGGCTGGTAACCAGTGCTGATACTTCTGGCGATTTAAACATACAAAGCGGTGGCTCAACTAAGATAGCGGTGACATCAGCAGGTGTAGCGGTTACTGGATTGAGTAAGGCATCGTTGCCTACAGGTAGTGTGTTGCAAGTGGTGAGTGCTACTTATTCAACACAAGTTACATCAAGTAGTGCTACATGGGCAACAACAGGACTAACTGCTACCATTACTCCAACATCCGCTACAAGTAAAATTCTTATATTTGTAAGTCAAAATGGTCTATATAAAAATGCAACAGATACTATGATGGGTTTAAGGTTGGTAAGAAATTCAACCACCATCATTACATTTGAAATACAGGCATTGTATACAAATTCAACTGCAAAAAATGAAGGCGCATCATCTACTACTTATCTTGATTCTCCTGCAACTACATCTGCTGTAACTTATAAAACAGAATTAAATAATGCAAATGCTGCTGGTCTTGTTTATGCACAAGTTGCAACAGAATCTTCAAGCATTACTCTTATGGAGATAGCAGCATAATGACACTTCAATCTATATTTAAGCTATATCCGCAAGTTACTGTTATCTATGGTGACGAAGCCTTTGACGCTGATGGCAATCTAGTCGCATACGACCTAGACCTAGTTAAAGCAGAGCAAGCAGCCGAGGCTAAACGACAAGAGGCACTAGCCTACCTAGCCTCTACAGATTACATGATGACTGCTGACTACGATAAAGACACGACAGAAGTTAAAGTGTTACGAGCAGCAGCTAGAGCAGTTATACGAGGAGTAGCATAATATGGCTGGAGTTATATTAAACGGTTCAACATCAGGGTCAGTTACATTAGACCCACCAGCAGTAGCAGGTTCTACTGTCATTACCTTGCCATCAACAAGTGGCACTATGTTATTAAGCAATGGTGATGGTTCAGGTCTTACTGGTATTTCAGGTGCTAACTTTACTAATAACTATGTAAGGTTATCAGGAACACAACTTAATAATGCACAAAATAGTGTCACAAAATATATACTAGAAACAGAGTTAAGTGATACCAATGGTTGGTGGGATTCTACTAATCATAAGTTTTTACCAAATAAAGCTGGATGGTATCAAGTTAATTGTTCTTGGACTCCTTCTAGGGCGGCTACAGGAGTACTTCAATTTTATCATAGATTATATAAAAATGGAACATTCCAAGATGAGTTAGGTGGTAGAAATGTATCTTATGCAAATTCAACAAATTCAGGTCCAGGTCATGTGAATTGTACTTATTTTGCATATTTAAATGGCTCAACAGACTATCTTGAAAATTATGTATATACCTATGATTATGGTGGCGGTGGTGATGGCTGGGTTACACTAACTCATATGTATATTAGTTGGGTAGGAGTTTAACATGACACTATTTGAAAAGATTAAAACACTATATCCTGAGTTTACGGATGATGACCATATTAATTCTTATGTAATACAAAATGATATGGATGGTAAAGGTGAGTATCTAGCTAGTTGGTCTCATCCTACAGCACCAAGACCTACTGAAGAACAGTTACAGGGAGTAGCATAATGGCTATCGTATTAGATGGAACAGCAAACACGGTAACACCGCTAAACGGAGCATTAGGTGGAACTACACCTAGCACGGTGGCTGCTACTACAGTCGTAGCAAGCTCAACAATTAAAGGTGCAACTACCATTGCTGTAGGTAACGCTACACCATCAGCTAGTGGTGCAGGTATTACTTTCCCAGCTACGCAAAGTGCTAGTACGGATGCCAATACGCTAGATGATTACGAGGAAGGCACTTGGACACCAACTCAAGGTAGTGGTGTTACTCGCTCAGGCTCTTTGGCTATAGGTGGAACTTATACTAAAATTGGTAGGGTTGTTTATGTTAAAGGTTACTTAGGGGCAACTGTATCTGTTACTTCTGTTGGTGAATTAGTATCAGGATTACCTTTTGCAGCAGATTATAGTACCCTTGGTGGAGCTACTAACAATGCCTCAAATATTGGTGTAACTATGATTGCATCAGGCACATCTGTTACTTCTCCAATAGCAATATCATCAACACCATATATTTATTTTGCAGTTATATACAATGTTTCATAACTACATCAGATTAATGTAGTCGGACACAAAGGAGTTTTAAATGGCATTAACTAAAGAAGTAAAGATTGACCAAATTACAGTAATAGAAAACGGCACGGTATTATTTCGTGAAGTTACTCGTATAGCAGAGGATGGTGTTCAATTATCACAAACATATCACCGTAGCTCACTAGCACCAGCATCAGACTTAACAGGTATTCCTGACAATGTTGCTGCTATCTGCAATGTAGCATGGACACCTGAAGTCATTGCTGCTTATCAAGTGTCATTGCTAGCATAATGGAAAAGTTCATAGCCAAAGTAAACGCTTTCTTAAACCAGTTCTGTATCATGTGTAAAGTGCCTTGCGACAAGCAAATGCACTTCATCTGTGGCTTTATCATAGCTGCCGCATTGACACCGTTCATTGGCTTCTACGCTGTAGTTGTTGTGGCTATCATTGCGCTACTTAAAGAGATATACGATGCACTACATCCTGACAAGCATACTGCTGACTTTTGGGATTGGGTAGCCACGACTTTAGGTGGTGCATTAGGTTTTGTTTTAATAAATTTACTATAATAAGAGAAGATAATGTCCGAAATCCTAGACTCAGTTGAATATGGAAAACTCATAGCTAAAGTAGAAATGCTTGAGAAGAAGATAGACAAGATGGAGAGTGCGCTTGATGAACTGCTTGCCTTAGCTAACAAAGGTCGTGGTGGGTTCTGGGCTGGCATGATGATAGCTTCTCTAGTAGGGGCTGTTATCTCTTATTTATCTCGTGTTTTTGTAGGTCACTAATGCAACTCACACCTCACTTCTCTCTTGCTGAACTAACAGTTACTAATCAAAAGATAGATAATACTCCATCTAAAGAAATAGTAGAAGTATTACGCACTACTGCTTTCTATATGGAGAAGGTGCGAGAGTTACTAGGTAATGTTGCTATAACTATCAATAGTGGCTATCGTAGTCCTGATGTCAATCGTCAAGTAGGTGGCACTAGCAACTCGTCACACACTTATGGTTATGCTGTGGACTTTACAGCCTATGGTCACACCGTTAAGACAGTAGCTAATATCTTAAGTAAAAGTAATTTAAAATTCGACCAATTGATTTATGAAAAGACTTGGGTTCATATATCCTTTGACCCTCGTATGCGTGGGAATATTCTCACACTCAAGGGTAAAGGTAAATACGTAAAGGGGATTGTATAATGTGGTCAGTATTATTTCCAGCACTTCTACCAGCTATCACGGATGGTGTTCGTGGTATTTTTGCTAAGATTACTAAAGGGGCAGGAGGTAATCCTGTCAATGTAACTGAGCGTATTCAACTTATGCAAGCAGAGACAGCTCGTTTGCAAGCACTAGCAGAGATAGATAAACCTGCAGGTGAACCAGCTCCTTGGGTAAATAACTTAAGGTCTAGCTTTAGGTATATAGCCATCATCGTTATTTGGTTAGCTACTATTGGTGCAGTATTCTCTACTACTGTACCTGAAGCTATTACTCTTATTATGCTTGACCTAAGTGGAGCTTGTATGAGCTTCGTTATTGGTGAACGTATGTATCTAACTTTAAGGAAATAAGTATGCCAATTAAGAAGGGACAAGAAACATTTAGTGGTTACAATAAACCTAAACGTACTCCTAGTCACCCTACTAAATCTCATGCTGTTTTAGCAAAAGTAGGTGATAAAGAGAAGTTAATTCGCTTTGGTCAACAGGGTGTTAGTGGTGCTGGATCTAACCCTAAAACTGCCTCTGAAAAAGCTAGACAGAAATCTTTTAAAGCTCGTCATGCTGATAACATTGCTAAAGGTAAGATGAGTGCTGCTTACTGGGCAGATAAGGTTAAGTGGTAATTAATGTTGCAAGATAAATTTCAGGCAATTAGAGAATCTGCAGAAGCTGATCTATCTACTTTTATTAAGTTAGTAGCTCCACATCTTCTACTAGGATCAGTACACTACGAACTAATAGAGTGGTGGAATAGACAGGATGCCAAGAGTAACCAGTTAGTTCTACTCCCTCGTGGTCACATGAAGAGTAAGTTAGCTGCTTATAGAACAGCTTGGTGGATTACTAAGAACCCTGAGACTACTATACTTTATGTATCAGCTACTGCTGACTTAGCTGAGAAGCAGTTGTATGCTATTAAGCAAATCATTGACAGTCCTATCTACTTAAGATACTGGCCTGAGATGATTAACCCTGAAGAAGGTAAGAGAGAGAAGTGGGCTGTAGCAGAGATATCAGTAGATCACCCTAAGCGTAAGCTAGAAGGTATTCGAGATGCTACATGTAAAGCTGTAGGTCTAACCTCTAATACTACTGGTTTCCATGCTGACGTTGTAGTACTAGACGATATTGTGGTTCCAGGTAATGCTTACACTGAGGATGGTAGAGATAAAGTATCTTCAGCCTACTCACAACTAGCTTCTATTGAGAATCCAGGAGCTATGGAATGGGTTGTTGGTACTAGATATCACCCTAAAGATATTTATAATACAATGGTTCAAATGAAAGAGTCTCTCTTTGATCAAGATGGAGATTTAGAATCAGAAGAAGAAGTGTATGAGCTCTTTCAAAAGGTTGTAGAAACTAATGGTGAGTTCTTGTGGCCCAAGCAATCTAGACCTGATGGTAAGACCTTTGGGTTTGATAATAAAGAGTTAGCTAGGATTAAAGCTAAGTATATTGATACTACTCAGTTCTATGCTCAGTACTATAATAACCCTAATAGTCTTGAGAACTCTAGAATAAACCAAGAAAAGTTCCAATACTTTGAGAGATCACTTCTCAATAACAGAGAGGGTGATTGGTACATAAAAGATAGAAAACTTAATGTATATGCAGCAATTGACTTTGCGTTCTCATTAAGGAAACAAGCCGACTATACTGCTTTGGTTACTGTTGGTGTAGATTCTCAAGGTAATTTCTATATCCTAGAGATAGATAGATTTAAAACAGATCGTATTGTAGAGTACTATAACCACATTGTAGCTGCTCAAGAGAAGTGGGGTTTTAGAAAGCTAAGAGCAGAGATTACAGTAGCTCAACAAACTATTGTAAAAGAACTAAAAGAGAGTTACCTTAAGCCTAATGGTATCCCTTTATCAATTGATGAACATAGACCTACTAGACATCAAGGTGATAAGAATGAGCGTATTAATGCTATACTTGAACCTAAGTATGATAACTTACAAGTATGGCACTACAGAGGTGGTAACTGTCAATCTCTAGAAGAAGAACTAGTAATGAATCATCCACCACATGATGATATTAAAGATGCTTTAGCTAATGCTATGGCTATTGCTGTAATACCCAAAGTGCACATGGGAGCTTTTACTATAGGTAAGAATGTAGTAACTCATAGTCGTTTTGGTGGTGTAAGCTATTAATTAAGGAATATACATATGGCAGGTAAAGTCGCACAAATTAGAGAGTTACTTAATAGAGATACAATGGCAAGAACATTGTCAGGTCTCTATAATAACTGGTGGACACAACGTCGTGAGAAAGAGGCAGAGTGGAGAGAGTTGCGTAACTACTTATTTGCAACAGATACTACCACTACTACTAACAGTAAACTTCCTTGGAAGAATAAAACAACTCTTCCTAAACTTACTCAGATTAGAGATAACTTACATGCTAACTACATGGATGCTTTGTTTCCTAATGATAATTGGTTAAAGTGGGAAGGTTATAACTTAGAGTCAGTTACGGCTAAGAAACGTATTGCCATTGAAGCTTACATTAAAACCAAACTAAGAGAGTCTGAGTTTAGAGAAACTGTATCTAAACTACTATATGACTTTATTGACTATGGTAATGTATTTGCTGATGTTACTTTTGTGGATAAGAAACACATAGACCAAGTGACTGGTGAAGAAGTAACTACATACAGAGGTCCTAAGTTAGAGAGAGTATCTCCTTTTGATATTGTATTTAACCCTACATCTAGCTCATTTAAGGACTCTCCTAAATTCACACGCTACCTTAAAACAGTAGGTGAATTAAAGAAAGATCTCTTAACTCGTCCAGATCTTAACTATGATGAGGCTGCGTTTAACAAAGCTATTAATGCTCGTAAGAATATCTCTTCTTTTAAAATGGAAGATGTTAATAAAGCAGAAGCTTATTTGTTTGAAGGCTTTGGCTCACTCCAAGAGTACTACCAATCAGGTTTAGTAGAGATACTAGAGTTTGAAGGTGATATCTATGATGAAGTAAATGATACTCTACATGAGCGTCGTATTATTACAATCATAGACAGATCTTATGTTATTAGAAACATTGAGAACCCATCTTGGTTAGGTAGAGATACTAAACACCATGTAGGTTGGAGAGATCGTCCAGATAACCTATACTCAATGGGTCCTTTAGATAACTTAGTTGGTTTACAGTATCGTTTAGATCACTTAGAGAACTTAAAAGCTGATGCACTAGATCTAACAATCCATCCCCCACTAAAAATAAAAGGTGATGTAGAACCATTTGAATGGGGTCCTGAGGCTACTATCCACATTCCAGAAGATGGTGATGTAGAAGCTATGGCTCCTAATAGTGCTGCTTTCCAAGTAAACAATGAGATAGCTGCTTTACTAAATATTATGGAAGAGATGGCTGGTGCTCCTAAAGAAGCTATGGGTATCAGATCTCCAGGTGAAAAGACTGCTTTTGAAGTACAACAACTTCAGAATGCTGCTGGTAGAATCTTTCAACACAAGGTAAATAAATTTGAAGTAGAGTTACTAGAACCAGTAATCAACTCTATGTTAGAATTAGCTAGACGTAACATTGACTTAGTAGAGATAGCAAAAGTGATTGATACAGACCTAGGTGTTGCAGACTTCTTATCTATTACTAAAGATGATATTACTGCTAAAGGTAAACTACGTCCTATTGGTGCAAGACACTTTGCAGCAAGAGCACAACTAGTACAAAATCTACTAGGTGTATTTAATAGTCCTATTGGTCAACAGATTGCTCCACATGTTTCTGCTAAACGCTTGGCACAAATGGTTGAAGAGTATATGGGTTTTGAACAGTATGACTTTATACAAGAGAACGTTGCTGTATTTGAACAAGCTGAAACTCAAAAGTTAGTTAATCAAGTACAACAAACTCTCCAAGTAGAGCAAGCTACTCCTGTAGAAGAAGACATGTTGACACCACAATAAAAGACTTGACTTTTCTATATTAGTATGTTATAATAGAGTTATGGATTTAAAATCAGAGAAAGCAAAAGATTTAACTAAAAGAGAAGTGTTTATCTTACTTAGAGAATATCTGGATGAACAGATAGAATTATCTAGACGTAAGACTCTATCAGAAGATAGCTTCTCTTTGCCAAGTTGGTCTGAGTTTCAAGCTTATCAATTAGGAATCCAAAGAGCTTATTTTAAGCTCAAAGATGCAATACCTGACCAAGGAGAAAGCAAGTGAGTAATGAAAATATTTTTGATAATCAGACCCCTGGTGATCAAGAACCTGTAGTAAACCAAGCACCTCAATTCCAGATTCCGACAGAAGCTGCAGAATTAGTAGGAGCTGGTAAGAAGTATCAATCAGTAGAAGATGCACTTAAATCTGTACCTCATGCACAAAAGCACATTCAGACTCTAGAGACTGAACTAGCTAATGTAAAAGAAGAATTAAGTAAGAGAGCTACTGCTGAAGAACTACTTCAAGAAGTAAGATCTGGTTTAACAAGAGAGCCACAAACTCAGACTGTAGACTTTGATCCAAATAAGATATCTCAAATTGTTGAACAAACAATCGAGAATAAAGAGAAACTTAGAGTAGCTAAAACTAATGCTAGTTCTGTTGTATCTAAATTCACCGAGAAGTATGGTGAGAAGGCAGAAGAAGCTTACTTAACTATTGCTAAGGAATCAGGTTTAACTGTTCAGCAATTAAACTCTTTAGCTGCAAGCTCCCCAGGAGCAGTACTAAAATTAGCAGGACTAGGTACCACACAGACTGCCCCTGTATCTACCCCTCAGGGCACTGTTAATACTCAGAGTGTAGGTAATACACAATCTAATGCTAATCTAACATCTAGAGTTCCGAAAGGAGCTACTACTAGAGATATGGTATCTGCATGGAAAGTAGCTGGCGAAAAGATTAAACAAACAGCAAATACTTAATAAATTTAATTAATAATAAAGGAAATAAAAATGTCACAATCAACATCTAATACAACTGCCTTTGTCGAGGCACAGCAATATTCACAATTTATTTTAGACAACTTGCATGACTACTTGCTACCTGAAGGTATGTGGAGAGATGTATCTGACTTCGGTTCTGGTACTAATCTAAACATTAAAACAGTTGGTACTGTAACTCTTCAAGATGCAGCTGAAGATACACCATTAGTATTCAATCCAATTGATACTGGTACTATCTCTTTGGCTATTACTGACTATGTTGGTGATGCTTGGAAAGTATCTGATGATCTACGTGAAGATGGTTCACAAGTAGACTCATTAATGGCTATGCGTGCTATGGAATCTACTCGTGCTCTAGGTGAGAACCATGAGTCTCGTTTCTTATCTGTAGCTGGTACTGCTCAAACTGCAGCTAACGTTAACTTAGTAAATGGTCGTCCACATCGTTGGGTTGCTGGTGGTGCTGCTGGTACTAGCCGTGTTATGACTTTGTCAGACTTCATTGCTATGAAATTAGCTTTTGATAAAGCTGGTGTACCTGCTGGTGGTCGTATTGCTATCGTTGACCCAATCGTTGAAGCTACTTTAAATAGCTTGACTAACTTGGTTAACGTATCAAACAACCCAATGTTTGAAGGTATCGTAACAGAAGGTTTCTCTCGTGATCACAAGTTCGTTAAAAACATCATGGGCTTTGATATCTGGACTTCTAACTACTTGCCAGTTAAAACTGCAACTGAAGCATTGAACGCTTCTTCTTATGGTCTAGCTAATGACACTGCTGAAATCGGTGACGTAGCTAACGTGTTTATGAGTGTTGCTGATGATAGCACTAAACCTATCATGCACGCTTGGAGACGCAATCCATTAACAGAAGGTTGGAGAGATAGCGAAGAACGTGCTGATAAGTTCCAAGTAACTTCACGCTTTGGCTTCGGTGCTCAACGTTTAGATACTCTAGGTGTTATCTTAACTAGTGGTTCTTCTTACTAAGTATTAGTGTTAGGGGGTTATTTAGGTAACCCTCTTCTCTAAAAACTTAAATCTAATTATTAAAAGGATATAAAATGACTTTCGAAATTGATGCAAAACGTGGCGTTGCAAACCACTACGGTGTTCGTACTACTAACCAGAAATTTGGTGGTCAAGTAGATGACGATCTAATTAAAACAGCAGCTTGGACATTCTCATACAGTGATCTACCTGCAGGTGGCACTAACAAACTTCAGTATTCTATCCCAGCTTACGCTAAGATCTTGAATGCTCGTTTAGAAATTATCACTGCTTTCACTTCAACTTCTACTACTACTGATTTAACTGTAGGTTTAGAGCAAGCTGATGGTACTGATATCGATCTAGACGGTTTGGTAACTGCTGCTAACGCTACTCAAACTACTATTGCTGATGTTGGTTTGATCACTGGTTCTGGTGCCTTGGTTGGTGCTTCTATCGGTGCTGCAGCTGGTGAAGTGGTTGTTACTCCTTCAGTAGCTGACTTATTAACAGGTGAAGCTCGTTTAGTAGTTCAATATTTACCAGTAGCTCCTTAATTAGTAAATATTAAGATTAGGGAGGCTTTCTCATAAAGAGGGCTTCCCTTTTTTCTAAGGAAAAGATATGACGATAGCTGAGAAAAGACTTAAAAATGGAATATCTCAAGCTACTAGAAGAAGTAAATTAAAGAAATATATCTCGGATATTGGATGCCTTTCATGTAAGGAACGCCATCCTGGTCTTTTAGAAGTACACCATTTAAGCAAAGAAGCTAAACGGTATAAAAGAAGTCAAGACCTAATGTATAATGTTCAGGATATAAAAGCAGGTACTGCAGTTGTTTTATGTGCAAACTGCCATAGTTTATTTCATTATCATTTTGGAGGAAAGATTAGTCCTTTCCCAGATCAAACAGTTGAATCTGTTTTAAAAGTAGTAAACTTAGAATGAAGTCTCGAAAGGTAAGGGTAAAATCATAACTATTCAGCATAAATTAATTACAGATCCAGATATCCATGAGCCTAAGGGTACAGCAACTGCACTTGCAAATCAAGTATATGCAGCAGATGGTTCAGGTAGTGGTAGTTGGCAGGACGTTAAACCTGCAGGGACTGTAGGAGCTGTAGCAAATAAAGTATATGTAACGAATGGTGCAGGTGCAGGTACATTGCAATATCCTGCTGGTAAACTATATGCTGATATGTATATTGATGGAGGGGCTACCTCTCAAACTCTTTCAGCAGGTTCTGCTTATGCTAAACTAGATCCAGGTTCTGAATGGACAGCTGGTGCATATAAAGGTTTAACAATTAATGGTACCGATGGTACGATTACTCTTACAGAAGCTGGTACTTATATGATTAGCTTTTGGGCTTCATTTAATACAGCTTCTATTGCCTCTGGTACAGACTATAACTTTAAGTACGCTATTAATGGTACTCCAGGTTCTAGAATAATTAAAGTAGAAAAACATACAGCAGGTTCAGACTTATTATCTGTATGTGCTATGGGTTTAGCTACTGTTTCAGCAAATGATGTTTTATCTATTTATGTTGCAGGTGATGGTACTTCTTCAGGTACAACTATTACTGTAGTAGAAGCAGGTTTGACTGCTGTTAGGTTATCGGAGTAGTATATGGCTAAAATGACTCTTCTTGAGATTGTACAAGACATCTTATCAGACATGGATTCTGATGAGGTAAACTCTATTAATGATAGCGTAGAGTCTCTACAAGTAGCTCAAATGATTAAGTCTACTTACTACAATATCATTGATGGTAAGGATTACCCTTGGCTTAAAGAGTTGTTTCAGTTAGAGCCTAGTGGTAATGCAGCTAAACCTACATTCATGAGATTACCAAGTACAGTGATTGACTTGGAGTGGATTAAATACAATGCAATTAAGCAAGGTGAGACTAAGAGTAAGTTAACTAAAGTAATATATAAAGATCCTGAGGCTTTCCTTGAGATTACAGATAAAAGAGATAGTACTGCTACTAATATTTTAGTAGAGACTGATTCTAGTGGAGTAAAGATAAATGCATTCACAGATAGAGCTCCTCAATACTTCACTTCCTTTAATGATGAAGACCTTGTATTTGACTCTTATGACTCTGACATTGATTCTGCATTACAGAACTCTAAGACACAATGTTACGGTAAAAGATCTGTAACCTTCTCTCTTCTAGATTCTTTTACTCCAGATCTACCAGTACAAATGTTTTCTTATCTTTTGAATGAAGCTAAGTCTAATTGCTTTGCTGTTCTTAAACAGTTACCTAATATTAAAGCAGAACAAGCTTCTATGTCACAAAAGCGTAGAATGAGTCAAGACGCTTGGAGAATTAAAAGAGGTATCTCTTACCCTAACTATGGGAGAAAGTAAATGTTATCAACTGATACTTCTTTTGTAAATAAAGAAAAGTATAGTAAGTCTACTGTAAGTAAGAAAAAGAAATCTAAACAAACTAAAAAGAAGCCTAAATGAAAACATACACAACTCCTAATGGTAAAGAAATTCAAATCGTAAGAGATCCTAAGACTGCACACATTAAGATTCAGTTTGGTTCAGGTGGTGAGTTACCTCAAGAATTATCTGGTTTTTATACTTCAGAATCATTTGCATCTAGAACTATTGTAGGTTACCTAGAAGGTTTAGCTAAACAACCTGTAGAAGTAAAACAAGAAGAAAAAGAAGCTCCTAAAGAAGAAGTAATAGCAGTTAAACAAACTAAAAGTAAAGTAGCTCCTAGCAAGGAAGACTAAATGGCATCTGCTACCGAAAAGGTTTACAGAAGTTTTGTTAAGGGTATAGTAACAGAGGCTAGTCCTCTTACATTCCCTGAGAATGCTTCTATAGATGAAGATAACTTTGTTCTTAATAGAACAGGTTCTAGATACAGAAGACTAGGTGTGGATTATGAGGACTATGGTTCTCTTACATCTACAGGTTTTGCTACATCTATCCTTTCTTCAGGTAAACAATCTTTTCATAAATGGACATCACCTGGAGGCAGTTCATCTGTATCTATTGGTGTAGTTCGTATTTATAATAAACTTTGGTTTATGGATTTACTTGCTAGTAGTCCTTCTGCATCTCTACTTAATGGTGGTGCAGCTTTAACTATAAGTGGATTAGCTAATAGCGATTTAGAAACTTCTATTATCAATAATAGTTTAGTTCTAGTATCTAAAGATTTACCTTTACCTATACTACTAACTTATAATCCTACTACTGATGCTGTAACTCAAGCTCAAGTATCTATTCTTACTAGGGATATTTGGGGTGTAGCAGACAGTTTAGGTATTGATGAAAGACCTATTACTCTTTCTAATCTACATAAGTACAACTTACGCAATCAAGGGTGGTCTCCTAGAATTGAGACTGTAGGTGGTGCTGATGCTATTGATAAGACTTACACTGATCTTAGTTTCTATCCAAGTAATGCAGATATCTGGACTCTAGGTAAAGATGGCAATGCTGCTAGCTCCTCATTTGAATACTACGTTCCTTCTGTACTACAAAAGAACTCAGTAGCTAACTCTTTAGTATCTAGAGGTAGTCACATTATTGATGCTTTCACAAGAGGCAGTCAAAGAGCTACTATTACTGGACTTACAGGTTTACCTACAGATCATGAGAATGGTACATTTACTACTGTAGCTTCTTATGCTAGTCGTGTGTTCTACTCAGGTATTACATCTAACATTACTGGTGCTGACTCTAAATCTCCTAACTACTCTGGTTATATATTCTTTAGTCAGATTGTTACAGATAATGGTAAACTAGGTAATTGTTATCAAGAAGCTGATCCTACTGATGAAAACATTAATGACTTAATTGCATCAGATGGTGGTACTATTCAGATTCCTGAAGCTACTAATATTATTAAAATAGTAGCGTCTCAATCATCTCTTGTTATCTTTGCAGAGAATGGTATATGGGAACTATATGGTGATACTGGTGGCTTTATTGCTACATCATTCCAAGTAAGTAAGATCTCTAGTACTGGTATTCTTAATGCTAAATCTATTGTAGAAACTAACGGTAGTTTTATCTACTGGTCTAAAGCTGGTATTTATACTCTAGCTCAAGATTCAGTTAATGGTAGATTTACTGCTCAGAATATTTCTTTAGCAACCATTCAATCTTTATTCTTAAAAATACCTGACTTAGCTAAAAACAATTGTAAAGGTTTTTATGATGAGAAAGAAAATAGAGTAAGATGGTTATATAATGATACTGATACCTACTCTGAAACTGCTTACATAAATAAGTATAATAGAGAGCTTGTGTTAGACCTTACTCTACAAGCATTCTATACTTCTACTATAGCTAGCTTAGATCTTAACTCACCTTACATATGTGACTATGTAGATATTCCAGGTTACTCAGTAGCTAACATTGATACTGATATTGCTGTAGGTGCCGATGCTGTTATTATTACATCAGGTGATGCTGTTGTAATTGAACAAGATGTAGTATCAAGTAGAAGTTCTCAGTTCAGTTTCTTGACTATTACTGGTACCTCATTTACTTTATCTAAGTACAGTAGTCCTACTTTTACTGATTGGCCTTCTGCTAACTCAGGTGTAGGTAAAAACTACTTAAGTTATATGGTTACAGGTTATGAGTTGTTTGGTGATCTATCTAGATTTAAACAAGTACCTTACATACACTTTTATTTTGACAGAACAGAAGATGGTTTTGTATTAGACAATGATAACCTTGAGTTAAACAACCAATCCTCTTGTTTAGTACAAGCACAATGGAACTGGGCTAACTCAGCTAATAGTGGTAAATGGGGTAACTCTTTCCAAGCTTATAAACTATTAAGAAACTACATTCCTTCAGGTGTATCTGATGCATTTGACTATGGAGAAGCTGTCATAGTTACTAAGAATAAACTAAGAGGTGTAGGTAGATCTTTAAGTCTTTATATCCAATCGGAAGAAGGTAAGGATATGCGGATCTTAGGATGGGCTATTACAGCAACTGCAGATGGAAAAGTCTAATGAAATGGAAATTCTTTATAAGGAACCAGGTGCTTTCTTAGGACTTAGTTTTAGTAAAGAATTAAATAGTTATGTGTTACATACAGATGTTACTTCTTGGAGTCCTTCTGAATTTAAAAGGTATTTAAAAATATTTGAAAGTGTTTTAGATATGCTTTTTGATAGAGGTATAACAAGTGTTTACGGAATATGTGATACAGAAAAAGAGTTAAAGTTTAATCAAATGTTTGGTTTTGTTTTCTCAGGATTCAAAGCAACAGATACAGAAGGCACTGAAAGCTTTCTGTCTTATTTGGAGATATAGTATGGAATATTTAGGTGGTGGTAAATGGGAATCTATGGAGGTACATCATAGAGCTGGTTTTAAAGATCATAGACCTATGGCTGAAAAGAAAGCCATTGTTAAAGTAGCTAAGGTTGCTGCAGTAGCTGCTGCTGTTTACTATGGTGGTCCTTTCCTTGCAGGTGCTACAGGAGTTGGTACTACTACAGCTGCAGCTTATGGTTCACTAGGTGCTCTTGAAGCAGGTTCTGCTTTTGGTGCTATGGTTGGTGGTGCATCAGGTCTAGCTTCAATGGGTGGTCTAGCTCTACAAGGTGTTGGAATGATTAAAGCTAATGCTGCTGCTCAACAAATGCAAGAAAGTGAGCAAGCTAGAGTTGCTGCTGCTAATGAAGTACAAGCTTCTCAAGAAAGACAATCTAATCTAAATGCTCAAAGAGCTCGTATTGCTCAAGTAAGAGAGATGAATATTAGAAGAGGTAACATACTTGCATCTAGTGTGCGTAGTGGTACAGGTGCTACAGGTACCTCTGCTACTATAGGTTCAGGTGGTTCTTTAACTAGCCAATTAGGTGCTAACATTGGTTTCATTAATCAAACTCAATCTTTTGCTTCTGAACAATCTGCTGGTAACGTAACTGCTTCTAATGCTGCTAGTGCTACTTATCAAGCAAGTAATGAAGCTACTGGTTGGACTAGCCTAGCTTCTTTAGGTAAAGATGTATCTACTCAGTTTGGTGGTATTAAAACTATATTCAGTTCTTAAGAAGTTTTATAGGAATAATAAACAATGGCACTTGATCCAAACTTAGTACTACCACCAGTAGAAACAAGCAACCCTATTTTATCTGAAGAAGCTAATCTAGATACTGCTTTCTATACTGCTGGTTCTTCTAGTCCTAATCCTATTGAAGACTTTAAAACTATTGCAGCAGAACTACGTCAAAAAGGTCAGTCAGACATAGTAGATAATGCAAAGGCAGCTTGGGAAAAGGAACAAGACTTAGCACTCAAAGACTCTGTAAAATTGTTTATAGAGGATGAGTCTGTTCCTATGGATCAAAAGAGAAGTGCTCTTGAGTTGTATGCTACTGGTGGATATCTATCTAAAGATCTTAGAGATAAGTATGTACAGAAAGTAGCAGCAACTGAAGTAGGTACTACTCATAAAGAAAAAGAAGCGCAAGATGAGAATGTAAAGAACTTACAACTTCGTCTTGGTAAACTTGCATCTGAGCAACAGAAAGAAGACATTGTTAATTCAGCAACTACTCTTTCTGATTGGATGGGAGCTTCAGGTTCTGTATTAAGTGACATTGGTACTAGTGCTATTGCTGGTGTAGCAGGTGTTATTACTGCTGTAGGTAGAATGGATGCACTAGCAGGTCAAGACTTAGCTAGAGAATGGTCAGCTATCTTACAAGATAATCCTACTGATCCTAATGTTATTCGTATTAAAGAATCTATCTTTGAGAAGTTAAGTCTACTTGGTGTACCTGCTAAAAAGATTGAAGAGACTTTAATTAACTCAGGTCTAAGTGGTGGTACTGCTTTAACAACTAGTGTTATTGCTGATCCAGTTAACTTTGTTCCTGTAGGTATTGCAGCTAAAACTTTAGGTAAAGTAAGAAGAGGTCTTGGACCTAAGGTTCGTCCTGAGTCTCCTCTTAAAACTACTATTGCAGCTAACCCTGCAGTAGCTAAAGATTTAATTGATGATGCTATTACTGATCCTACTGGTTCTATTGCTACATCTTTAGGTACCACTAAAGGTACTCTTATTAATGAGTTTGTATTCCCTAATGCTCTAAGTAAAGCTGAATTAAAAACTCATCCTGATTTAGCAAAAGCAATCATAGAAGCAGACAAAGAGATCTCTTCTGATTTCTTAAATGAAATGTTTGATCCTAACATTCAGAATGCTACTAGAAGACTAGATGATATAGATGCTACCTACAAACTTCTACAAGAGTCTAGAGGTCCTTATTATAATCAATCTCTATCTAATGTTTTAATTACAGATAATGTATTTGAAGGTAGGGCTATTCTAGGTCCTAATGCTACCCACACTTACTATGACATTAATGATGTAGTAAATGGTTACTCTGTATTTGATGCTAAGAGAAAAGGGTTACCTGAAGATCAAAGAGGTGAGTTGCACATAGTAGATGCTACTACTGGTGTTAAGTATACTCCTGAGTCTTTGATTGCTGATCCTAAATGGCAGCCTACTGTTAAAGTAGTTACTCAAGAGATCCCAGGTACTAAAAGAGCTAAAGCAGTTATAGATTCAGATGAAGAGTTTAGAGCTAAAGTAGATGCTCGTCTAGCTGCTATTGAAACTAAATTTAAAGAACGAGTTGCTTTTTATCCTGAGATTAAGGCTACTAAAGAGCAGCAGGCTGTTATTCTAAAAGAAATGAAAGATAAGGAAGTCCTTAAACTTACTCAGGAAAGAGAAGCTAAGATTGCAGATAACAATAAAATAGATACAGAAGTTGTACCTAATGTTATTTCTACAAGACAAATCAATATAGCTTCTAAAGAGCCTAAACAGTTCTATCTTGAGTGGAATTGGAAGAAAGAGTATGATGAGCTTTCTCTAAGACTATTTGGTAAAGATGCTGTTAAGACTTCTATCTTAGGTATGGATGTATCTGCTTTAGCTAGATCTAAGGTAGGTAACTGGATCTTTGGTACAGGTAGATTCCCTACTTGGTTTGAGGATAGTGCTCTTCGTATGTCTGAAAGAGCTGCTAAAAGAACTGCTCTTGTTATGAAGACTATCCGTAATGAAATTGGTAACACTAAACATCCAAAAGAATTATCTAAATTAATTGACGAAGCTGAAAGCAAAGGCATAGAACATTTCAGTACTAAAGATATTGCTTCTAGATTCCCTAATCTTACTACTAAAGAAGTAGATGACTTATTTAGAACCCATGTCTATTGGAGAAGAGTTAACCATTGGAACTGGTCATTAGCTAACTATCAATTCCTTAATCTATTAAATAAACAAGGCTATACTAAAGGTTTATATGTAGATAGTAAGTATGTTGGCCCTGTTAATGAGAACTTAAGTTTTGATCATGCAGGTATGGCTCCTAAGAAAGTGTGGGACTACGAGACTAACTCAGCAGTTCCATTCACAATACTTCCTACTAAAAAAGGTGCTGGTATCTATGATGTTAGCACTAAACAATTAGTTCAATTAAAGAAACCTGTAACTAATGATTCAGGTCAGATCTTTGAGTATGCTTTAATTGGAGATACTAAAACTAAACTAGATATGTTACCTAGTAATGTATTACCTCGTATCCCTGGGTACTCTCCAGTAAAAACAGATGCTCATTTCTTTATTGACATTACTCCTACTAAACTAGAAGTTAATGGTGTAACTGTTACTGATCCTAATAGACTTAGAACACATACTGAAACAGTTGCTTCTGCTAAAACTCAGTATGAAGCTAATATGTTACGTAAAGAGTTTGAAGAAAGATATCCAGATCATATAGTTAAAGATCGCCCAGATAGAGGTGCTTCTTATGGTAGAATTATTGATGAGTCTGAAGCTCATGCTAATCTATTAAGAAATGCTATGCAAAGAGGAGAGAGACTAGAAGGTACTGGTACTATCGAAGATAGACTTATTACTCTTATAGATACCTCTCAGTCTTTAGCTAGACAAAACTCTATGCGTGTATGGGAAGATACTACACAAAAAGCTTTTGTAAAAGATTACTCACAGTTCTTAGTGGATGATAAATTCCCTGAGAGTTCTAATGATATCCATCCTCTTCCTAATATGAACAGAGAAGAGTTAAGAGCTTTCCAAGAAGCTAATCGAGTGTTTGAGTATTACGCTAAACTCAAGTCATTCTCTACATTTGGAGATGCTGTTTGGAAAGATACATTCCACGGTCTAGCTGATATCTTTGAACAATGGAAAATACCTGCTAACTTAGTAAGAGACGTAGCTAATAAAGGTAATTTAATTGCTGAAATACCTAAGCAGTTAGCTTCTACTATGTTCATTCATCTTAATCCTCAAAAACAATGGATAATTCAACCTGCTCAATTTTTAGAATTAGTCACAATTTTTCCTGAAACAGCATTTAAAAACTTAGGTGATTTAGGAGCTATTAGAGTTGCATTGGCTTCTAAGAGTCCTATACTTAAAGGTAAGGCTACTCTATTTGAAAATTTAGCTAGAAAAATGGCTCCAGGTATGGATAAAGTAGAGTTTAACAGAACAATTAAAGCTATTGAAGATTCAGGTTTATTACAATCTATTGACCATAACTTATTAGTTCATGGTGTATTTAATGATGTAAGTAGAGGTCTAAATGAAGGTACTTGGGAAGGTGCTTATAGAAATCTAACTGCTGTTCCTAAAGCCGTAGTAAAAGGATCTAGAGCTGTAGGTTTTGACTTCTCAGAGTTAAACAATAGAATTGGTATTTGGTTACAAGTACGTGATATCTGGAAGTCTAGAAACCCAGGCAAGGATTGGGATACTCTTGAAACTAAAGAATACATCTCAGTAGAAGCTAATAAGTTAGCAGGTTCTATGAATAAAGCAGGTTCTTTACCTTATCAAAAAGGTGCACTAGCTGTTCTATTCCAGTTTGCTGCTATTTCTCAAAAGCAAACTCTTAACTTAATACAAGATAATGCTACACTCCTATCTCCAAATAGAAGAGCTGCTTTAGCTGCAACTCGTGCTGCTCTTTGGGGTACTAAGTATGGTCTTATTGGTGGTGCAGCAATCTACTATTACATCGATAGATCAGAGAATGAAGAAGTTAGAAAGTATGCAGATGATCTAAAAGTAGGTCTAGCAGATAGAGCCTTTAATCAGTTCTTAAAAGCAGTTACTGGATCTGAGTACTCTGAAGTAAATATATCTACAACTATGTCTCCTTATGGTAACAGTACAGTAGGTCTACCTTATGTAGATGTGTTATTTGAGATGGCTAAATTAGTAGATGATAAACCTACTTCTGCTAGATTCCCAGCTCTAGGTGCAGTAGATACAGCTACTTCTGCTATTAACACTTTCCAATCTTACTTTATAACTGAAGAGTTAACGTTAGAGAATACTGGTAAAGCCTTTATGGAAGCTGCTTCTGTAGCTTCAGGTATGAGTAACTGGTCTAAAGCTCAACTTATGTTTGCTATGGGTGATAAAGTTACCAAGAATGGTAATCACTTAGGATTAAAAGCATCTAAGGCTGAAGCTCTAGCTCAGATGTTTGGTTTCACTACTACTAGAGAAGAGGCTTACTATGAGATCTTTAATGCCACTATGGAAGACAAAGCTGGCATAGATCAAATGGCTACTGATATACATCAACAGTTAATGCTTAAGAAGAAAAGAGATGGTAATACCCATGCAGCTATGGATTATCAAGCTATGAATTCATTTATAGCAGTTCTTAAAGATTCTAATGACTGGCCTCAAAGTAGAATTAATAAAGTAATTGAGAAAGTAATAGAAAAAGATAGACAAAGTTACTTAGATAGTGATATCTCTATTCTTATGGATTTAGTTAAGAATGGTGCTGATATGAATGATAAACGAGTTCAGTATATTATTCCTAAATTAGAAAGTACTTTAAATCCTGAAACAGAAGAAGGTAAAGTAACACAAGATCTTATAGATATATTGAAAAACAGAGGACAACTATAATGGCTACACAAACTCCAAAATTCTCAGAAACAATGTCTGATCCTAGCTTTAAAGCTTATGTTAAAGAGGGAGTAGTCAGTAAATTAGGTGGTGCTTCTTCTGCTGCTAACTTAGCTACACTTGCTGAAGTAGGTAAGATGGGTCTTGATGTACAAAAAAGTTATGCTATGTCTAATCTTGAGAAACTACAAAAAGGTGAGATAGAAGATTACCTATCTAAAAGTCCTACTAGAGCTGCTGAAGTAGCACAAGAAGTTACTGCTTTAGAAGGTGTTATGGGTCAGTTAGATCAAAATACTCTAGTGCCTTTAGATGAAGGTCAGACTATGGAAGCATTTGATGCTAAGTATTCTGGTGTACAAGCAGAGCATGCTAAGAGATTAGACTATTTGAAGAAAGCATCTGAGCAAGGTGTTATGACTCCTGAGATGTTTGCTGAAAGAGTTATCAAGAATACTAGAGAAGCTGTTGCTAAAAACCCAGGTTTAGCTAGAGAACTTATGTCTAGTTCTCAAACAGTCTTAGAGTTATCAGGTATTCAAGGACGTATTCAACAAGATACTAATCTTGCTACTCAACAAGCTAAAGCTATAGCTAAAGAGTATGCTGATATTTCTAGCGAGATGGATAAACGAAATATTGTTCCACCTTTATTACCTTCAGGTGAATTAGATTTAGGACAAGCTCGTGTACTAATTAATAAAAATAGAGCTGCTCAGTCTGCTTATGATACTAATCTACTAGCAAGTAACCAAGCTAAACTAACAGATGAAAATGAGATCAGACAGCTAGTTAAATCAGGAGTTGTTACCGATATTTTTAATTTTGGTATTAATAAACTAGAACAGAATTTAACTACATTGTTTAATGATAATACTATTGACATTGCTAAAAAAGTAGAAACTGCTCAAAGAATGGTATTAGATGCAGAGCAAGAGTTATCAGGCTCCTTTATTGGCAAACACATGGATGTTCCAGTAGTTAAGGATGGGTTTACTTCTTTTAGTAGACAAGCTAATCTATTATTTACTGCTGTTAGAGATGCTAAAGATGGTACTACTGCTTCTAAAGCATTAGCTAATACTAAAACTATTAAACAAGATCAACAAACTATTGACTTATTATCTAAAGTAGATGTAGCATCCTTTAATTTTATATCAGAAGCTGCATTAAAGTTAGGTCCTGCTATCTTTGATACGCCTGAAGGTACTAGATTAAAAATGGATATTATTACTTTGTCTAATAATATTATCAAAGGTATGCCTCTAACAGGAGAAGAGTTTAAGAAAGATCCTAGTATTAAAGATGGTTCTTCTAAGATAGCTACTACTTTAAAAGCAGCTGCTACTACTGTTGTAGAGAAAAAACCAGACTCAGTCTCACCTTTAAATAAAATATTTGGTGCTACTATTAGTTCTATCTTTGATAGTAAGGCTACTCCTACTGCTATGGATGCCTTTACTAGAATGGATGAAGTTAATAGCATTCTAAAAGATCCTAAGTTAGCTGAAGCTTGGAAAGATTTAGATGAAGATACTAGATCTAAAGTAAGTTCTATGGTTGATAACTATAATGACCAATTAGCAGTATCTTTTGCTAACTACATTAAAGATCATCCTACTGAGAACATTAAACTAAGCATGCTTCCTGATGGTACTCTTGCTGCTACTGGTGGTTCTACTACCTTTAACAGAGACTTATTAGGTAGGGTTAACTCAGGTCTTAAGGCTTATGCTAATCTTCAAGGTACTACTACTGATAAAGTAAGAGATGAGTTCTTTGTGAATTACTATGGAGATGCTTTTGCTGATCAAGCTACATTCCTTGAGACTAGGGGTGCTAAGAATAATATTACTAATGTGGTTGATTCTACTACTAAACGTACTAAAGAATTTGCTTCTCTTGAAGAAGGTGTACAGTATTCTCAACAAAAAGTACTTGATATTTATAAAACTAACAAACGATCTGTTGCTAGTATCGTAAATGTACTACGTCCTGAAGATGCAAGAGTTAATAGCTTCTACATGCCTCAATCAGACTATGTAAAACAAGTAGCTAAAACTATGGGTGTAGGTGAGAGAGAGATCTTAGACTTAAGTAAACCTTACACTATGGCTAGTTTCTTATCAGCTGTTGCTCAAGTAGAGGGTAAATCTCTTTCTGTAGGTAGAATTGCAGATGCTATGTCTAAACCTCCTTTACCTGCTTCTTCTCAAGCATACTATAATGCTACACGACAAGCTGGTGAACAACGTCAACAAATCTATAATGGTATTGCTCAGTTCTTTAGACCAGTATCTACTCTTATAGATAAGGGTTATGCTACTGTAGGTGGTGTTGTAGTTGATTTAGCTACTATGCCAGCTCAAATTGCATGGGATATGGATCACTATAAGAAGACTGGTGAGTTAAAACATAAGTACGAAACTCAAGGTTTAACTCCTAATATTAGTAAATTAGTTACTCAGGTGATTGCTCCTATTGAATCAGGGAGTCGTCAAATAGATCCTAAAACTAATAAAATTATTGAGTCCCCAGCTGGTGCTAAAGGTATTACTCAAGTTATGCCTAAGACAGGTCGTAATCCTGGATATGGTGTAGCACCTTTACCTGAGAATGCTACTGAAGCTGAATACATTAAGTTCTCTGAGAATTACTTTGGTGCTATGCTTAAACTATTTAAGAATGACACAAGTAAAGCTTTAGCTGCTTATAACGCAGGTCCAGGTGCAGTACAAGATGCAGTAGATTTAGCAGGTCCAGCTTGGTTAGTAGCTCTACCTACTGAAACTAAAGACTATGTATTAAAAGCTAGATTAAGAGAAGCTAATTTGTTGGGAGAAAGATAGATGTCAGCTTCTTTTAGAGGTATCTTAGGTGGTTTAATAGATGAGATACGAGGAAAGAGCAATGTGGAGAAAGAGCGTCAAGCCTATATGGAAGAGGCTCTTTACTTCAAGAAAGGATCTGAGATTAATGATCCAAGTCCAGGTAATAAGATCAATAGAAGCCAAGTAGATGCAATTGTATCTTCTGCTAATATGGGTGTTACTACAGGATTAATGACTAAAGAAAGTGGTGATAGATTTATTGCTAATCAGTTTCAAGAATTAAGAAATGATTTTGCAGTTAATGCTAAAGACAAAGAAGGTAATGTAATTAAACTTCCAGTAACTCCAGGTAAAACAAATAAAGCAGCAGATGTTTTATATGGGTTAAAGTCAGGTCAAGGTATTACTTTCTATGAACCTAACAAAGAAACTAAAACTGGTAGAGAGTTTTCTTCTGAAGGTAAAAGATATGCTACTGAAGATCCTAACTCACCATACAATAAAGATATTCCTCCTGAACAACTTCAAGCTAACTCTAAAATAGCTTTACTTACTTGGATCTCAAAGCAAGGTAAAGATATAGATGAAACAACTATGAATTGGAATGGAGATGCTCGATATGGTGCTAAAGAACATTTAGCTAAAGTAAAGAGAAGAGAAGAAGATCTAAATTCTGACTACAATAAGGACTTAAGATCTTATATGAGTGATAAATTTACTTTTGAGTCTAAATTTAAGCTTAAGTCTAAAAAGTGACCTCTAGAATCGAGCTACAACGCATTTAAAATAAGATCCTATGTAATGCTATAGGAAAGTACTCTAAACTCGTTGTAGCTTCTTCTAGTAGTGTCTATGACGATTTGACCCTATTTATTCATTACATACATTGTTACTTCGAAGCCAAAGCGCATTTCAGTTGCTTGAGGTGATGTCCACATGTTATTCTCCTTAATATATTACATACAAAATAGTTTGTGTCTAATAAATTGATAAATATTACACACAAATATAGTATAAAGTTATACTATACAATTAGTATAGCATAACCTTAGTTTTATGTCATCAGTAAAACCATTAACTTTCTATAATGTATTTACTGAACACTAGTCTCATGATCCCTACATGAATAACTACTACCCATTTTAGATTATCCTCTTTGACATCGAACTCAGGGTTATCCATAAGTTCAGCACCAAAGACTAAACCACCTAGTGTTTCCCACGTAAATTCTATCATTGTCGTACCTCCAAGTTATATTTCGCACACACCGCTTACACAAGCCAAAGTTTGAGCACCTTCAGTATTATCATCGAGTT